ATGACTGGCAACGCATTCGACATCTACGCTTATGTAGATAAACAAGCATCGTGGGATATGAAATACCTAGAACCAATAGCACGACATTTAATAAAAGTAGCATCCGACTATGGCATTATCCTTAATTGGGGTTATGACTTATGGAAGAAAGATGGCGCACATTTTCAAATAGACTAAAACAAAATTATGAAACGATTATTCAAAGATGGAATAGTAACAACTTTAATGGGTTTAACTATTCTAAGTATAGCAGTATGTTTGTACATAAGTAAAAGCCATACAGAAACAGAAGCAGGAGCTGTAGCTGCTTTAGGAGTATTACTACTTAGAGCTAAAGATAGTTTAATAGGTCTTACTAAAAAGTGAAAGGATTACTAATTATAGTTATATTTCTAACCTCCTGCAACCCTCAGAACAGACTTAATAGAAAAGTAAAGAGAGCAGAGAACTACGCTTATAAACATGGCTTAGTTATTAAGGACACTATAAAGGTAGTAGACACCGTAATAGTAGAGAACTACATACACGACACTACAGCGACTATTATAAAGCAAGATTCTGTTACTATAATAAACAATGAAAAAGTGTTTCTAAGGTACTTTTATGACACTCTACGACAAGAGATATACCACGAGGTCGAATGTAGGGGGGATACAATAGTTCGCGAGGTATTAGTTCCAGTAGATAAGGTCAAAGTAATTGAAAAGGACAATCGCTTTATGATTATTTTAATAGTCTTGTTAGCTGCTTTGTTCTTTGTAATTCTACGCAGAAATTATGTTAGATAGTATTTTGTATATTTACGCAAATTTAAAACTAGATTATGCAGCATAGAAACACTACAAGACTAAGACTTAAAGATGACGAGTTTGACCTTATCCAAAACTATCGGAGGATAAAAGAGGAAAGCATAGCAGCAGGGATAAACCCCGACGATGTTAAGTATGGATGGCTCAAGACTGATAAGAGTAGTCTATTCTTTAAAAACCCAAACTTTAAGACAGAAGAAAAAAACAAGTTTGCAGAGGACTTAATTAAAGAGCTTGAGCAATACTCTCCTAAGTATCCAACAATAAAACGGAGAAAGTCAAAGGATGGGCATTTGTTGGTAATAGATATAGCCGACCTACATATAAACAAGTACGCAGAAGCTCACTTAACAGGAGCAGACTATAATAGTAAGATAGCAGTAGAAAGAGCAATAGAAGGAACTAAAGGACTTATACAAAAAGCTAGTGGTTTTAATATTGAAAAGGTTGTATTCGTAATTGGAAACGATGTACTTAATACGGATAACCTCACAAAATCCACGAGCAAACATACTCCACAAGATACAGATGTAAATTGGTACAAGGCTTTTAACATTGCAAAGGACTGTTATATTGAATGTATAGAGTTATGTATGCAAGTTGCGGATGTAGATATAATACATTGCCCTAGTAACCATGATGAAATGAGCGGTTGTCTTTTAGCTTCTGTATTGTCTGCATGGTTTAGAAAGAGTAAAAATATCACATTCGACATAAGCCCAAAGTACAGAAAGTATTACCAGTTTCACAATTCAATGCTAGAGTTTGAACATGGGCACAAAGGCAAAATGTCAAACCTACCTTTACAAATGGCTAACGAGCAGCCTCAGATGTGGGCAGATACTAAGTTTAGATATGCTTATTTGCATCATGTACACCATCAAGACAAAACACAGTTTAAAAGTGGAAAGGATTTTACAGGCTGCAATGTAACTTATTTACGTTCGCCTAGTAGTGCTGACCTTTGGCACGCAGAAAGTGGCTATAGTAATATGGTAGCTGTAGAGGGTTTTCTACATTCTAAAGACATGGGTAGAGTTTCACATATAACACATTATTTTTAATGACAAGGATAGAACTATCGGATAACGAAATAGAGTATAGTACTTACTTTCCTATTCCAGACCCCCATGATATAATGTACAGCTTTGAGGAGATGGTGCGAATGTACACCAAAGCAGACCTAGAAGTAGATAGTTATATACTAGAACGTGCAAAAGAAATAAGTATAAAAAACAGTAACTAAAAAAATAGTATTATATTTGCACATTCGTAGTTTAGTTTAGTTTGGAAAGAGAGTTAACAATTAGTTGTTAGCTCTTTTTTTTGTGACTAATTAAAAAAACTACCTCCAAAATTTTTTTATATGAAAAGTTATATTTAATATTGTTGAAAACTTTTAAACTATAACACTATGAAAAATTCAATTTTAAAATTCGGAAAGTACAAAGGTCAAGACTTTTATTTAACTCCAAAGTCATATCAAAGTTGGCTAATAAAGCAAGATTGGTTTAAAGCTCCAAAACAGGCAGCAGATTTATGGAATGTGGTAGTTGTTTTTGAAAGTGAATATGCTATGGCTACTGGTCGCAGAAGCGAAACACTACATTATAATTTATCTTTTGAAGATGCTAAAGACCTCAAGGAAGTTGAAAGCTATAATATTTATGATGGGGTAGATTACTACACAGTAACACAAGTAAAACAATAACAAAACCTATAGGTGCTATTAATTTAGTGCCTTTTTTTATTTCTAAAAACTATAAAACTATGGAAACATCATTTAACAAAATTTGCAAAAGTATTGCAACGCTAAAAACAGAATCTCAATGTGAATCTATTGAGGCAATGATTAAAACCTTCAAAGATAAGTACAAGCGAGAAGGACACGAATACGCTTATATATTGGTAGGCGCTTTATTAATGGCTAAACAATTAAAATTTAACTAATGAAAAGAAAACTAACACATTCACTTTGCGAGATGCAAAAAGTAAATAAAGACCTTTACGAAGTATTTACTACAGACTTTTGGGATAACGGTACTTATACTATTAAAGACATCTCACACCACGCTACAGAGCAGGAAGCAACAGAACAGAAATTAATTAACAAACATAAAAACTTAAACAAATGAAAGAACTACTAAACATTCAAAGCGAATTAAAAGCACCTAAGAGCCAATACAATAGTTTTGGTAAGTACAAGTATAGAAACTGTGAAGATGTCTTAGAGGCTCTTAAACCACTCTTAAAAAAGAATAAATGTACTTTGTATATATCCGACAATATACTAGAGGTCGGAGGATTGGTATTTGTAGAAGCAATAGCAACTATACAAAACGAGAAAGGACAAGACGTGTCCGTATCTGCTCAGGCAGGAATAAACCCAAATAAGAAAGGAATGGATATAGCGCAGTCTTTCGGTAGCTCCTCCAGTTATGCTAGAAAGTATGCTCTTAACGGTTTGTTTTTAATAGACGATACTAAGGACGCAGATACAGAAGCACCACAACCAACTAAAAGAAAGTTTACAGCTACAGATGCACAAGCTGAAAAGCTAAAAGGTACAGAGGGCAAAGATTTAAAAGCTAAGTACATAATAACAGAGGCACAAATTAAACGATATAACGAATTAAAATAAGAACTATGGAAAAGATATTAAGAAACGAACTGGAAACAGCAGACAAAAGAATAATAGTATTAGAAAGTACAATAGATACTTATAAACGTATTATAGCTGCTTTAGATGAACGAATAGAATTAATGGAAAGAAACCATAAATTTGAATTAGAAAACTTTTATACTAAAAACTCTGAACTATGAACAAGATAGAACTACACATTAAATGGTTAGCTCAGTATTGCGGAGGCACATTAGATTTAGCAGTATTAATTGAGGAAGATGTTTTAGACATTATGCCTAAATTAATGAAGGCTTTAAAAGAACAATCTGACGCAATAGGCTACGATGGTTTTAAAGGCGACCCTAATGATTACCCTGCTATAGTTTGGGTAATGGTGTATAATGGTATTGTTAAACCAACAGTATTAGAATGGATAGATGAGAACTGCCCTATGGCTTGGTTTAGACCTATGTACTTGCCAAAAGAAGAACAAGATAAATTTATTAAAAACTCTGAACTATGAAAATAAGAAGCAGCGCACTAGGTAAGATTATGACAAACCCACGTAAAAAGACAGAGGTATTGTCAGCAACTTGCAAAACCTATATTAAGGAACTTGTAAAAGAGGACTTATTTGGATACAAGTCCACAATAGATAGTAAATACTTGACTAAAGGAATAGACTTAGAAGATACTAGCATAGACCTTTACAACGAGGTACATGGTACTTTGTATCTAAAGAACACAGAACGCCTCTCTAACGAGTTTATAACAGGCGAATGTGATATAAACGCAGAGGATAAAATAATAGATATTAAAAGCTCGTGGAGTTTAGAGACGTTTCCTGCATCTCCTGA